GATGGCTTCTTCTAAATTCAAACCTGACACACTTCATCCTGATTATGTTACATTCATTCAAGAATGGGAACGGATTGAAGATGCTTCTAACGGTGAAGCTGCTGTAAAAGCAAAAGACAATGGACGGGCATACTTAACCCCTACTATGGGAATGAGTACTGCTGAATTTCGTTTATATGTCCATCTTGCCAGATTCCTTCCTGCTATCGGTAAAACCCTTCAAGCTTATAACGGCCTGATTCATAGAAAACAAGGGGTTCTTTCTGGACATGAATCCGTCTCAGACGAACTTATTAAAAAGCTATTAAATAATTTTTCAAGAAAGCACCAAACTATTGATGACTTTGCCGATGAGTTAACACTTAACTATTCTAAATTCAAACGTGGAGGTGCTTTAACCGAATACCCTAAAGTTGAAAAACAGCCAAAAAATTTAAAAGAGTTTGAGGACTCTGGTCAATTACCGTATTGCCGTTTCTTTGAAGCCCGTCAGATTATTAATTGGCGTACTGATATTGATTACGCTGGAAGGCTTCGATTAAATTTAGTGGTAATCAAACTTGTTTCTACTATTGAAGACCCTGAAAACGAATTTGCTGATAAAGACCAAACACAATACTATATTCTTGATCTGACTCAAGAGTCAGGTTATGATCGGCTAGTATATAGAAAACGCATTGCTACCAAAATCGACGACAACTGGCAGGTAGATGAGAGCATACCAATTATTAATAATTCACCGATTTTTGAAATTCCATTTGATTTTATCGGGCCTACTAAACCAGTACATTCTGATATTCTTCCTGCTGTAGAAGTTGCTTTTCAATTATATACGCTTTCTGCTGCTCTGAATTGGGCTTTACATTTTATCGGACTTCCCACTTTTTATACTTTAGGGGTTAAAGACCCTGAAGGTCTATTAGTAAAAGATATTAATGGCAATGAACGTCTACCATTAGGGCCGAGTGGTGGTTTACACATTCCTGATAAAAAAACTGATGCAGAAGTGGGGATGATCTCGTATGAAGGTAGAGGTTTGGATTTAATTCGTGACGAGATTAAAGATCGCCGTGATGAACTAGCTGCACTTGGTTCAAGAATGCTGACTGACGAGCGTAGAGGTGTAGAAGCTGAAGAAACTGCACGTATTCATAGAAGTGGTGAAAACGCAGGCTTAACAACTACTGCTAAAGTCTGTAGTACTGTATTAACTAAGCAGTTAAAACGAATGCTAACTTGGTTAGGTGTTGAACAAAATTCATTAGCAGACCTTAAGTATACTCTGAATACTGACTACCTCCCATCTACGATTGACGCTCAAACTCTTGATGTCTTATTTAAGATGTATCTTGAAGGTGGGTTGCCATTGAAAGATTTTCTTTTAAATCTTAAAAAGGGTGAGATTGTAGACAGTACTAGGACACTTGATGAGTTTGAGGCTGGTCTTAAAAAACCTGAACCAACACCACAACCTGTTCAGATTATTCAACAGCCTGAAACTGAAGAACCAATTGACAATAAAGTTGATGTTGTAGAAGCCTTGTAGTTAAACTTTAATTTTAATTGATTATAAAACCGCAAGGAGTCTTCTCAATGAAACCTGAAGAATTTATTACGTTAGCTAAGACTGACGAACAAGCTGCTGCTACCCAATTAACGAATGTGTTCAGTAAATTAACTGAATATGAAAATTCAGTTAAGGGTATGGCTCAGTTGGAAAAACAGTTACAAGCCCTTAAAACACAACATGATGCTGCTACCGCTAAGTTAAGTGTGTATGGTGATCTTTCACCGGAAACTGCACTTGAGATGCAAACAAAGCTGCAAAAGTATACGGAGCTTGGCGACATTGATACTGTTGTAGGTTACAAGAAAACTGTAACAGAGTTGGCCGACTTGACCAAGAAACAATTAGAACAGTATCAACGTACTTTACAAGGTAAGGAGTCTGAATTGAGTCAGACCAAAACACAAGCAACCCAGTTGAACGACCAACTGGCGTTATTGCAATCTACGTTTGAAAAACAACGCCTTGAAGACCAGAAGCGTATTGAGGCATTAGAACAAGAAAACGCTGACGCTAAAAAACAAGCCGCTAAATCTAAAGTCGATTCTACCTTGATGGGTTTGTTAGCTGAGACTGGTGTAATGAAAGAGTTATTACCTGGTGCTCAAAGCTTATGGAATTCCAAAGCTCCCAAATTAGATTCAAACGGTAATGTTGTGTTGGTAGGTGATAACAAACAACATATTTTACTAAAAGATGCTATTAAAGAGTGGGCTGAATCAGCGGAAGGCAAAGCTTACCGTGCTGCCCCTGTCAGTACTGGCGGTAGTTCACCACAAGAAACTCAGAAAGTCAGTTTAACTGATGAATCAACTTCTAAATACAAATACCCGGATGGTAAAAGCTGGAACATAAGTGCCATTATTGCCGGGACTAAAAATAATGATCCTGTAGCAGTTGAAATGCTGGGTCAGTATAAGAAAAATCCAGCTATCGCAGGCGCTTTATTTACCGGTGCAAACACAAGTAGTCTGTTTAACTAAACACTCAGCTTTTAATAAGGACTACAAACATGGCTACAACCTTACATGTACTTCCGTTGCAATATACGGAATCTCCAGATTCGGCAACCCCGTCGAATGTTTATAATTTATCACCGGTAGCTAACGTTATTACGTTACCAAAAAACACGCATCTAGCTAATGTTACTTTGACAGCTAGTGCAGCATACACGTTGGCAAACCCGACTACCTTAGTAGATGGGCAAAAATATGTTGTACGTATCGAAGTTCCCACTGCTGGTATTGGCTCTACTCTTGCCGTTGGCACGAATTGGATTGCAGTTGATGGTAGCAGTGTTTTTGATGCGTCTGCTAATGGCGATGTGAACCTGATTGTCGGTGAGTGTATGGCCGGCAAGATTTATTACAGACTATCTACCAAATCGGCTGCTTAAGGAGAACTACTAATGGCAACTACTTATGAAAATATTCGGGACTTGCTGGATGTAGTGTCCGAAACGCAAGAACCTTGGGACTTGATGTTACAACAGTACAGTACGGTCAATATGACTGCTTATGGTGCGATGGTAACACCTGATGAAAATTTGCGTAGACAAATCAATCAATCTAATGTCGGTAAAGTTAAAATTCCGTACATGAATGATCTGGCTGATGAAGATCCGGTTCCGATGGACGATGATCCCGCACATATTCTGGCAGCGTCATCACAACCAGATTTTGGTGACATGTATGTTACTGTTAAATCTGATGCGAAACGCTTTACTCAAATGGATATGATTCTGTACCGTATGCAGAACGACATGAACGCCCAAATTCGTGATCCAATGGCATATCTGATCAACAATCATCTAGGCCCGTACTGGGTACGTTATTTACAACGTGTCATGTTTAGTACTATTAAAGGGGTTGTTGCTGCTAACGTTGCAAGTTATAGCTCTGATGCTGTACTTGATATTTCTGCTGGTGCTGCCGCTGACGATCCAAAATACCATGTTTACATTTGTGGCCCAGGTACGCTCAGTTATGCACCCGGTAATTTGAATGTTGGCAGTGACAGTTTTGCACAAAACCGTCCATTTGAATTGTTCCGTGAACCGTTAGCTGGTTATGGTGCTGGTATGACTAATGCCATTAGCCGTATGCGTTTTGCATTACACCCGAATGGTTGGTCTTATGTTCCCGCTGCTGATAATCCTTCTCGTGATGTATTAGAAACAGCTAGTACTTGGACTCGTCCTTGGGAACTGAAAAACGCACAACGTTTTGTTACATTGATTTGTAATGCAAAAGTTGGTGGTACTGCTGGTGCAACTGCTGCCAATTGTCCGTCACCACAAGCATTGTTAGATGCAATGCAATTGTTAGGTGATGCCCAGTTTGGTCGTTTTGACCGGATGGTGATGCATTCTGCTGTATATACTTATCTGAGCAAGCTCAACTTGATTCAAGAGATGCAGTATAGCGAACAAAACTCGTTACGAGCTGGTGCAATCTACACACCTGCTGGGTTACGCATCATTGTTAGCGATGAAGTGCCAAAGTTCATTGCGTAAATAAATAGACTGCTGGGTCAAAACCCAGCAGTCTGTAGTAAGAGAGTCTAAATATGAATCGTCCCTATTTCGTTCCGATGTTTGAAAGAATGCCAACCGCCTTACCTGCAACAGCAGTACCGGTTAGTAAATGGAACACTGCTAGACAAGACCGTAGAGCTGAATTACAATACAACCAAACCCTGAACGGGTCTGCTTGGAAGTCTGGTGGTTACTTGTACAATGAAATTAGAAAAGACGCTGTAGCAGCGTTACACCCTTCTGGACTCTTCAATGTTTATGTCGATCCAGCAGAACAATCAAAAGAATCTGTTAAACCAGTAGATGTCAAGAAGTCTTCTGCTGAACAATGGGCTTCAAGAATGAAGTCTTTAAACAAAAAGTCACAAGTGTCTGAGTAAAGTCCCATATTGTGTTACCGCCTGTATAGCGCGTAAACTTCAAATTGCGTGTATTTTATACGCGCAATTAGACTCACTTGTATGCACTGCCTGACGGACTTCGTGCGCCGTCAGGCATCTTTTTATGCAGGGTGTAAAATGACATTATTAGTTAATGTTGGTGAACCAAACAGCAATTCATTTGTGACTGCTACACAGTTTGTTACTTACCTTGCACAGCGTTTTCCTAGTGGTTGTCCACTTTGTAGTGCTTCAGCAACAGTGCAAGAAGCACACCTTCTTAATGCGATGACAGTTCTTAAAGCCTTAGACTGGAAGGGAACTCAACCAAAAAGACGTGGTATATTATTTGAAGCCACAACTATCACTATTGCAAATAACATAATTACTTTTGAGGATGTAACATCTTTTCTAAATTTAGAAATCGAAGTATATGCTTTAGCAGGTTTTCCTGAATATGTAAATCGTAGAACACAACGAATTTTTAATACCACCCCTCATTGGTTAAAATTGTCTGGTTGTGTGAATCCAGAAAATGATACTTTTTTCTATCCATATAGTATAAATTCAAATTCAATTACCATAGACACAATGTATGGAACTGCAATCAATGAAACATCCAGCACTAATGTAAAAGTTTACATTGAAGACTATCTGTATGGTGCTGAATCTGGTTACGGTTCCCCGATACCTTTCCCAAGACGGGGTACTTTTCAAAACAATGAGCTACCTAGTGAAATTCCAAGTGTAGTGGCAATTGCACAAATGGAATTAGCAATCGCTGATTATAGTTCAGCTTTGATAAAAGCCGGTAACGATGCTTTAGCTAGTTCCGTATCAAGTTTGAATCTAGGTGGTGATTTAGAAATTGAATTGGATAAAGGACAATTTAATAATGTAATGTCACCCATCGAAATTGAAAGTCCACTTCCAGAGCACATCCTCACCTTAATCCGTCCGTATTTACGTAGCATTCCTGGTGTTATCAGTTTAGGTGCAAGAACTTCTAAGATAATGCGAGTCTGACATGGGACTACCAATTCACGATCTAGCTGTTTCAGGTATTGAACTCATATTTGGTTTAACCGATGAGTTAAAAAAACCATTTACATTTATCATTAATAAAGATCATTCAGAAACAACTCTAGCTTATGATCCGGTGACGAGAACATATCCTGTTACAGAAACAAAAGAAACACCCTTAACTGTAACGGATGTTCGTTATGTATGTTTCAAAGCAGACGAAATTCTCAATTCAAATGGAACGCTAACACTTAACAGTCGAAAGGTTTATTTACGCTATGCTGATTTAAATGCTATTTCTATAAATGAAACGGATCAAGGTGAATTACCGGATGGTAATTCAGTTGAAATTAAAAGTATTAAATATATACCAGAAGTCGACCCAGTATTTGTACGATTAATTATTGAAGGTGTGAACGATGCCATATCCATTAATTCATGATGCAGTGTTCACTTCATTTGATAGTATTGAAGCCGAGATTATTAATTATATTAATATCAGATGGTTTACTGAATTTGGAAATACAGAACAAATTAAATTTCCAAATTACCCGTTAATTCCAGAACCCAAGTCTACTGACTACTGGTTGGAGCTTGAGGTACTTCTTAATTCTGCTTATAATAAATGCATTGGTTCTGATGTCCGTGAGCAGCTTATCATGCTTAAGATTACTATACATTCACCTTTGAATGTTGGAACCGGGGGTGCAATAGCACTTTTAGATCAGGTTGCTTTATTGTTCCCACTAACTTTTAAATTACGCTCACTTAGTTCCCAGAAAGGTGTTAAACCAAGACCGATGGTGATCGGGGAACGAGATGGTTTTTATGATCAAGTCTATATGGTGCCCTTAGAGTGCATCTTAAATATAACAGTGTGAGGGTTTATCATGTCGGGCTTCGGATTCAATTACAGATCACAACAGCAAAAAAATATTAAGATTATTGCTACCGGTGTTAGCACGTACGATGTTCCGGTGTTTAACCCCTGGGGACAGACTTCTATTTCAGTTTATATCAGTGGTACAGCTTCAGTTACGCTTCGTACTAACCCACACACTAAAGCTGACTATGATCTGAATGCTGACGGCGAACAGAATGAATTTATCGACTGGCCGGAAGGCGCAGTTTCAACATCCGGTAAGTATATATTACAACAACCACATAATTACTTACAGATTGACGTTGTAATCACCAGTGGCTACGTTCGTGTAGTAATCGAGGGTTAGTCAGATGTCTGCCTTTTCCGCAGCTTGGTCGATAGAAATCTTTCAGTTAGCGTGGCAATTCGATGGATTCGGATCACAAAGTATTATATGGATTCTATCTTCAGGTGTTTGGCGTGATAATCAAGTTTGGGTAGATGTAGGAGTTTGGGTAGATGGCTAAGATCACACAAATTAATAACGGGGATTCTGGGCTTGTCGCCCGCACCAAGATCAATACTGCATTGTCGAGTGTTGAAACAGATGCAACTATTACTGGAAATGGGAACGTTGGTACGCCGCTGTCTGTAGACCCAACACAACACTTCCATTCAGCCGACCGTGTTCGCCTTAATCACACTGGCACACAACCAGCATCAACAATCAGTGATTTTACATCTGCTGTTAATTCAGTTGCTATCTCCCTAACTGGCTTTGAATCATGGGGAGGTACAGGGAACTATTACTCGCTAGTTGGCGACACGCTAACATTATTGCGCGCCGCTACTGGGCGCATTGCCGGTGTGGAAGTAGTTCGCTCCGCCGGTGTCAGCGTAACCATTGTACGGAACGCAACTTGTTTTATCTACTTTGGTTTAGATGGTGTTCTTTCTGTAACCACAAACACGTCAGGGCTTTACAGCTCAAACATTGCGCTTTTCAAAATCATTTCCGACGCGACAAACGCGGCAGTTTCGTTTGAAACGCATCCAGCAGGCACAATGCAAGGCGATGCTTCGGCTTGGGCGCATCGTGGGTTTGGGAACTTCTTGGGCGTACCTTCAGGTCAATCTACCATCGGCGGGGATATTGCCCGCGTCGCTACAGGATCAGGTGGCGCGGCGGGAGACAGGCAGCTTAAAATCGTCGGCAATGCGGTAGTACTGGATCACGGCATTGAAACAGCGCTCAACGACAGCGCCGGTGCGCCGGTCAGCTTTTGGTTTACGTTTCTAAATGGAAGTGGGCAATGGGTTGCCAGCACCTATCAAAACCAGTTCCCCATGACATACAACGCCGCTGGCGTTGCAACCGCAATTCCGTCTGGGCGTTACAGCATTTTCTCTATCTACACAAGTAGCGCCGAGCCGAATAGCGGCCTGCCTACGCTGATTGCGGTGATGGATACCACCACCTATGCAAACTTGTCAGGCGCTCAATCCGCACTGAATACCGGCGTGTACGCCGTGCCGTCCGGCTATCTTTCCCAGTTTGAGTTGGCACGTCTTGGCTTCGTCATTGCCCATAACACGGGTGGTGGCTATCTAGCAGAAGTTCGCGTCTCAAAATCCGTTGCGAACGCAACCGCAATGGGAGGCGGCGTGGCAACGACGGCTTCGGCTGTGGAAGTTAGCACGACAAACTTAAATGGCATTTTGGCGGGTGCTGCTAATGCGCAGGCCGCTTTGGAAGTTTTGGATGACCACACACACCCATACCAACCTTTAGATAATGAGTTGACAGCCCTGGCCGGAGTGACCAGTGAGGCTGATAAAGTGCCGTATTTCACTGGCTTTGGCACAGCGGCTACGGCGACGTTTACCGCGTTTGGGCGCTCGCTAATGGGGTGTGTTGATGCAGGGACGGGTAGGTCTGCGCTTGGTTTAGGTTCTGCGGCGACTGTAAATATTGGCACTTCCGGCGCAACAATTCCGCTGCTGAATGGTAACTGGACATTTACAGGCAATTCCGGCTCTATGTATTTGGGCGGCATCACTCCAGGATTGTTTTTAAACGAAACAGACGGTGCTTATGATGCATATTTTGTATTGAATGCTGGCATTCTGAATTTTCAGCGCCGTGTGAGTGGTTTTGGAGGCTATTTAGCAGTTCCAGTAACAATAGACATCCTAGCACCTGATAATCAGTTATCTGTTAGATTGACAGGTGTGGGCATTGGCACAGCCACCCCCCACCCCAGCGCCAAACTAGACCTCCAAAGCACCACGCAAGGCATGAAGTGCCCCACTCTTACTAGCACACAAGAGGGCTTAGTATCATCTCCGGTTGATGGTCTATGGCTGTATAACTCCACACTTGGAAAAGCCCGTTTCCGTGAAAATGGGCGTTTTAATAGTTTTGCTCCAATTGTAGCAGCGCCAGCGACTGCTGCATCCACAGGCGTTGCAGGTGATACTGCCTACGATGCTAATTATTTTTATGTATGCGTTTCGACAAACACATGGAAACGCGCCGCTCTATCTACATGGTGATATTATGCTAAAAGGTCAATTTGAAACGCCAGACGGCGTTATTCACACCGACGCGGTCGGGCTTTGTTACCCGTTTGGGTTGCAAACTTACCCACCAGAGAATGCGCGGGCAGGTTTTGATTTTAATGTATGGCATGACGTGGCAGCTATGCAAGCAGGTAAAACGCCAATTATTCAGCGTTCTTTTAGCGTCACCGGCACAGAGTTAATGGTTTTTATTGGCGCAACGCAAGGGCTTGTTATCAGTGGTACTAACCTAATAGACGCGGCTGTGGCGCAAATGGAAAGCGTAGTTTTGGCGGATGCTGATTTTACAAATTGGCAGGCGGTGTTATGAGCATTGCCAAAATAAACACCGCCTTCAACATTTCTATTTTCTTTGCGTTCATCTTTGCGCTTGGCATTGCAATTTCAGCCCATGCTGAAGCGGATCGTGCTAAGTGTGATGTTACTGCTTTGACGGCTAAACTCACTGCGGAAATTGCTGCGCGGCAAGAGCTTGAAAAGTTGGTTGCGGCTTTGAAAAAAGAAATTGAAGAACTGAAGAAAAAATGATGATTAAATTTATGAGGTTTATGGCGACTGAACTTAGGTGTGATTCAGTTTTTAGAATCCTAATTGTTATTTTGCTATTAGCCAATATCTCATTTAATTTTTATGTATTTTCTTACATTGACGAAAGATTATTGGATTTACAAATGGCGATTTGGCGAGGGAATATAAAGTAGCATGAATCATCATGATCCAGGGTTCAAGCATGATTTAATCGCACTACTTGCTTTTACCATTGGTGCGGCTATTGGCATTGCCAAGATTCTTGCTGGTAAAAACAAAATCACTGTTAGGCTGTCAATCAGCAGTGCAATTCTAAGTGGCTTTTCTGGACTGATTGGCGCAATGACTTGGCTGTATTTTTTCCCAGAACATGAATCTTCTGTTTTATTTATAGCAGCCCCTGCCTCGCTTGCAGCGTATATCGGGATTGAAAAAATAAAAGATTATGCGCTAAATTATGCGTCTAAAATTTCTGGCATTCAGCAAGAAGCCGAACATAATTCAGCAACGATACAGCACATGATAGATACTGGCGAGTTTTCAGAAGCGGATATACAAGCCGCCATAAGAGAACGTGACGAGAGGCGCAAGCGCAATGCCGCAAACCGAGCCAACAGTTAATTTTAGTGACATTAAAACCGTGTTGAGTACGCCTATTCCTGAAGGTTGGGAAGAAATAAAGAGTGGTCGTTTACGTGCCGGTGATAGAGTTCTATCCGTGAATGGTTGGAAAGAACCGACTAGGCTTGGTACTAATGTTAAAGTGTTAATTGCAATTAGGAGAAGTACGTGAAATTAAATGGTATGTTTTTCGTAATGAGAGTCACTGGCTTTTTAATATCTATTGCCGGTGACAGAGAGTTAACTGTAGATGACTTTCACAAAGCTATCATACATGTTACTAACTACATTGATCCCGATGGTGACGGTGTAGTTCTTGAAATGGCTGATGCTGCTACTTTAGAAGTTCTTACTGATTTCGTTAAAGCAGTTACCGCTGTAACGCAAGACGGGGAATTATCTGTAGCTGATTTGCATAAGATCTTGGACAAAACCAATGAATCTTACATTGCTAATGCTGGTAAACAGCTTAGTTTCAAGTTTTAAGCTCCAGTGGGTCTAAATCTCTAGGAGCTGGGGAGGTTTACCTCCCCACTTTTTATTGATCTTCCGTTAAAACTCAACGTAAGATTTGAATAGTGCCACAGAGGAGAAGTAACGAATGAAAACTGAAGGACAGAAAGCCTTTGAACGCTACATGACAGGTTTGGCTAATAGTGGTGTTAAATTCCACAATATGCCAAGCTATGAAACCCTTAATCCAGTAGCTATATCGGGGTGGGAGGCAGTTGCCAATTCTATAATCAAATTACATCCTGATTATGAACCTGCTCTAGAAACTGTTTCGGTAGTTGAAGACCTGGTTATTGAACCAAATCCAGAAACTACTGATTAAAAATCAATAATAACACAAACAACTATTAGAAAGCATACAATGAGTCAGACACATATCTTAATTTGCAAATTAAAGAGGAAGTAAAAATGTCTGACGCTTAACGCTAGGTGTCATTATAAACTCCGTGAATTGCTGGAAACCCTTTAGAGTAGTCCCAACTACAACGTAACAAGTAATTGTAAGCGTGAAAGTTTGAAAATGGGATTAATTAGGCAATCAGCATCCAAGCAGCTTAGAAATAAGTTGAAGGTTCAGAGACTAGAGAAAATAACCTAAGCTTCGGTATGGTGAAATCTCCAAGAGTGCGGGGCAGTTATAAAGACTGAAGATATAGTCCGAACTTATATGAAAGTATAAGAAGTTTAAGTTAAATGCTTAAACGTTAACATAATTGAATGCAATTGACATTGGTATTGCACCTGATACGTTATCAGGTAATAAATGGGAGACTCCGCCAACTGAGGGGTCTATCAACTTTTTAGGGCTTAGCTATACTGGCGGTGGCATCGGCAGTTCAGTTGAAAATGCTGAATCTGAGCAGATCTCCGCTGACTTGATGCGCTCCGCACCGGTTGTAACAGGTGTGCCAATCAACATGGCAGTAGACTACGAGTTTATGTTTAACCCGCAGTCCCAGATTTTTCTGCCGATGATCTTTTCGTCTACTGGTGATAATACCGGTTGGACTAATGAGATCAACCATGTTTTAGCCGCTAACAGCGCATCTACTAGCACTGCTGGGGCTGGTGGTGCTAATAACTTAAACTACTTCAAACTGACCACAAATGACATCACGGTGAATGCTGCTAATGCAGTCGCTAAACTGTTACCTGGTCAATGGATCTATACGAGTGGCTTTGCTGATGCCGCTAATAATGGCTTCCACAAAGTTTGGGGTGTTGATATTAACACTAGCCAACCGGGTTTCGATCTGATCTACGTACACAAGACGTTGGTAAATTCAACGACTTTGCAAAATGGTGCTGATGTCCGGTTTGTAAGTTCTTACATTCGTAACGGTTCTGTACGGCGCACGATGACCGCTATTCAAGAATATCCTGCTTTGGATACACCGTTCTACTTGAAAGCGTACGGATGGCGCGCTAACAGTTTCACCTTAAACGTTGAGCAGGGTGGTAAGTTAACCGCAAGTAGTGAGTTCTTGGGCACTCGTTATGAGTATTCTAAGACTACCAGTTGGAAGACTTCCGGTTCTCCTGGCAACACGTACACACCGCCGCCGGTAACACCGTTGATGAATAGCAGTAGTGCTAATACTCGTGTATTTGGTAGTCCGGATCAGTTGGCAGCACACAGCCCACACTCCACTGCTTATAGTTGTATTCGTACTGCTACAATTGAAATCAGTGACCGTGCTCGTGAACAGCGTTGTATTGGTAGCCTGCAAGCCGGTAATACCGGCGTGAACAGCTTCTATCCGTCACTGAGTTTGACCCGTTACTTCAGTAACCCATATTCGTTCTTGAAGATCTACGATCAGGCTACTAATAGTTACTATCCGGAGTGGGTAGATCTGCAAATTGAGGACAATAATGGCAATAGCTTTATCTTTACGGTTCCTTACTGGACTCCAGTAAGCGGTGATTTGCCGTCAGGTAGCCTCGACGCTGATCTTGAGATCACGTTGCAAGGTAACGGTGCTCGGTACACGCATCCAAATGATGATGAAACCGGCACCGCTGGTGGTACAAACTCAGCATTAGGAGTTGCATGGGCAATGCAAGTTTGTAAATTCAATCTTAGCGCAACCCCCACAACTACCTGATATTTTAACAACTTAACAATAAAAAAGCCCTCTTCGGAGGGCTTTTTATTGTGTGCTAAACAAGAGGCTTTACATAATAGTCCTGAAAAATAACCACATTATACCAGCAACAAGAATCCATGAAAATGGGTTAAAAACGTAGACTTCCACGAAGAAATAAATACCGGACGAGTTATTTTGTTAGATAACACAAAAACTGTCATACACACCGCGAAAATTAAAAACTCCTTCATACATAAACCCGCATGTTTAATTAAAACTAATTTTACCCAAGACTTTACATACTAGTCTACAGTCTAGTAACATTACCAAATGACTGTTTTAGCCTTTCTTATATTTCCGTTGATGAACGCACCAAGAAGCGTGAAAACATTTGTAAGTTGGTTAAGGCATTCCTGCCAATACTGGCATTATTTAATACGTAGTAACTCCTGGAGACAAATCATGACTGACATAACTCAAGCTGTAAGCGCAGTATTACCTGCTGCTGATTCTGTATTTAACTTATCTGATCTGAAGATCGACAAAACTGTCGCATCTGCTGGTAAATGGATGGAAGTTGAACGTGCCCCTAATGGCCTTACTTACATCGAATTACTGGTCATATCTACTGACGCTGCTAAAGCCTATAATTCCGAAGTCCGTGAATGGGCTACCAATCGTTTTGAAAAACATGGTAGTGGTCAAAAAGATATGGCTTCTTTCTTTGCTAAAAACTCGGCGGCGAGTGAAGCGTTTACAAAAGAAACTGCGCGTCTTTGTGCTAAACATCTAGTTAAAGGTTGGCGGCAATTTTACCCAACACTGGATGCTAACGGCAATCCACAGTTCGATGAAGAAACTGGTGATGTAGTCGGCACTTTCTTGCAGGATAACGGTGTTAACGTTATTTCAGACGGCAACTCGTGGTTAAAATTCAATTCCGGTACGGCACATGCGGTTTTGTCAAGTAACGATGAATGGGTTGGTAAAATCGCAGCCTTTGCTCAAGATAAAAACAATTATCGGGCTGAGCAAGTAAAAGACAAAAGTAGTATCGCTGCTTAAAGTCTTAATTGATGCCGGAGACATCGAAAAAACTCGTAGAAATTATGAAGAAGGTATTCAGCGGGCAATTGAGATGAATATGTTGCCCGCTGAAAAGCCTAAATCTTTACAAGAATACGAGGAAGCATACTTAAGGCTTACTTGGTATGAACTCCGTTACCTGGAAGAGTTCAATGAATTGTCTAATACACGGACAATATCTTTAGGTGGGATGGGGGGTGCTTTAATAGGGCATATTACATACCAAGAGATTTATGCTTTTCTTTCACTTGGTATGTCCTCTCTTCAAGACCCTGTTAATGTCTACGTTAAAGTTATTAAAGCTATAGATGCTGAATACGTAGTGATGAAACAGAAGAAACTTGATGACGAGTCTGCTAAAGCTTCTAAATCAAGTAAGACCGGTAAGGATTCTAAGAAGTTTATAGGTGCTCCGGCTACAAGCCAAGCAAAACCGTTACCACACAATATTGACTAGTGTTACTCCAGTAACCCCTCTAGGTCTCTTCCATACTCCTTGTGACCTAGAGGGGTTATTTTAACAGTCTAAATCAAGACTGTCCACTCCAAGTCTTTTAGAACGACATCGCTTAGAAGTAGAAGCAAGAGTCATATTGATTTGCTTGTTAGACGCTACTTGGGCTTCGATCAACGCCTCTAACTGTTTGACTGTTTGTGTATTGGCTGTAATTCTTCCATTTCTGTAACCAAAATAAAAGCCTACTGTGAAAGTAGTAAGCAGTACCATTCCCCAGATAAAGTATAGCATCTTACTTCTCCTGATACGCTTTAGCTACACTCATACTCTCAGTAAAGGGAGTTGAAAAATTAAAATCCCATTTCATAAACACCTTTTCTCCTGTTTTGTTACCGCTTACCAAACGTTCTATTAAATGCCTTAGTCATTCTTAGCCGTTCTCTATCTAAAGCTCTTTTTACATGTAGGTATAAGATATGCTCTTTAGATGTGCAGTAACGACCATCTCGATATTGACACGCTTTACATGTAGTATAAAGTATAGGGTTTTTAGCAGTACCCTCTTTATAGCACAGAACTACCTTGAATAATTGCTTCCATTCTTGCTTTTCATAATCCCATTTAGACCTATTCCCATCGAATATAGGCGTTTCGATTGTTTTAGGGACTACACGTTCGGGTAAGCTACCATTCTGGACTAGCTTAATTACCTGCTCTTTTCTCGCAGAGAGCAAATTGCTAACTGTTGTTGTGATAGTTTTACCTATTTGCTCTAAATCAGCCATGTTCGTATTCCTTCTAACACACTGTAACTTACTGTTAACTCATCCATAAAACATAACCCCTATAATTGACATTCTAAATTTAGTTCCTCCATACTTATACCCATAATTTTGATGATTTCACCGTAAAGAGACTACTACCATGGCTAACACCGAAGACACCGAAGGCTTGATTGGTTATTTAGGTATTGAATTAGAAGGTTCTGAAGAAGTAAAAGACAATGCCAACGACATTCATAGCTCTTTACAACGAATCGCAAAACAAGCTGAAGCTACACAAAAGCAATTAAATGCTATGTTAGCTCCATTAGCGATGTTAGATAAGCAAGCTCAGACCTTAAAAGCACTTGAATTAACGATTAAGGTAGATGATGGTGCTAGAAAACAAGCGGCTGCTTTGAAATCTTTAACAACTGAACTCCGTGAACTTGATAATCAAGCTAAAAAGACCAGTCAAAGCCTTTCTAAAGCAATCACTATTAATGTAAAATCTGATAACTTGGATTCAGGCGCTTTTCTAAAGTTAGAAAAAGCCGTTGATAAGCTGTCAGCGAGTATGGATAAGTTTGCAGATTCACAAAGTAAGATTGTGGTTGTGAATCAGACTGTAGCTGCGTCGTCAGAACGACAAGCTGCTGCTACACAAGAACAGGAGAAATCCGCCTCTAGTTTGGCACCAGTACTGTTTTCTGTAACTTCTTTGATGATTAAACAGAATGCTGAAGTCATTGCATATGCTGCTGTCACAAACAAAGCGATCATTTCTACCTTGAAGTTTGCTAATGTGACCGGTATACTTACTGCCGCACTGCAATCTCTTAACTTAGTACTTATTGGTACTTATATCGGTTTTGGTAAGTTACAGAATATGTTCTGGACTGCATTAGCTGGAATGGTCGCAATGACTGGAAAAGCTGCTGCGTTTGCAACATCTATTGATTACAGCAAACTAACTGTAGCTAATTTTGTGGCTTTGTTAAAACAAGCTGCTGCGGCTGCTATTCTGTTTGTTCGCAATTTTGACCTCCGTTCTTTTACTGCAAATACTGTAGTTGCCCTCAAAGCCCTTCCACAAACTCTTTCAAATCTAGCGGCATCGTTACGTGGCAATATCAAAGCCGGTTTCAATGATGCTGCAAATTCCGCAAAATCTTTTGGTCAAGAAGTAAAAGCAGCTTCTGATAAATCCCTTTTAGCAGAAGCAAACCTTAAAAACTTAGCTATAACCGCTGGTTTAGTGGTTGGTGCCTTCATTGGCTTCAAAGCTATTGCCAAATCTTTTGATGAAATTGTCGCTGTAGGTTCACAATTTACTAAACAGATGGATGCTGTAGCCGCTGTTGCTGGTATCGATATGGATACCACACAAGGGCAAAAACAGCTTCAAGCTTTAA